GAGAATGCGAATCTTGCGGTACCGAGTGTCACGAGGATTCAATCCATTGTCACATGTGTGGAGCGCCTTTGCCAACCTCAATGACGGCAAATGCTCTTGGCTGTGGTAACTGCGGAGAAGTAACTCCCCAGGACGCTATGTATTGCCCAACTTGCGGAGACCCTGTACCACAGGCTGAAGCAAGTAAAAAGGATTACTCAAAGATTATTCCTAATCGTAAGGGTGAACCAGCAGATAAAAAACTTTACGCAGCAGTTCTTGCTGACGCAAAGAAAAAATTCGATGTATATCCATCCGCTGTTGCTAACGCTTGGGCTTCCCAAGAGTACAAAAAGCGTGGTGGAACATACACGACAAAATCGGCAGAGTCAAGCGACAATGCCCCAACTCAAGAAATGGAGACAGAAGTGTCAGATGAAAACACCACTGAAGAAGTGGCTGCAGAAATCACTGCTGTAGAAACTCCGGCTGAAGAGGCAACGCTTGAAACCGCTGCTACTCGTACGCTGAGTGACGCAGACCTTCAAGCCCTTGCATCAATGATTGTTGCTGCACAGGCTACCAAAGAATCAGACGAAGTTGTTGCAGACGCAGAAGTAGCACCAGAAGCAGAGGCTGAAGCCGCTGAAGAAATTGCTGCCGAAGAAGTTGCAGCCGAAGAATCACACGAATCCAAGGAGATTACAGTGACCGAAAATACATTTACTATGGAGCAAGTTCAAGCCATGGTAGCAGAGGCTGCTGCTGCAGCCGCAACTGCTGCTGTTGCTGAAGCCAAGAAGAGTGCAGTTGAGAACTACCGTAACGGCAACACCGTTTACCGTAAGGGACTCACCAGCACTTCTGTAGGAAACGACGCCTCTGACTTGTCAGAGTCGGAGGAACTGGACCCACGTCAACTTGCAGAGATGAACTCTTCTGCATTTCGTAAGGTTCAGAATGAAGTATGGGGTTCAACTCCATTCTTCGCAAACAAGTTTGCTCAAGCCGACCGCGGCTTCTAAGCAATTAAAAATAAACCCCTATCCAATACATATAAGGAGAATTAGCAATGGCTAACGATTTGGAAGAGGCCTTAACTGCTGCTGGTGCTGCTGCACTAGTTCAGAAGCAGATTGACCCAGTATTGCTTGAGTACCAGCGCCGCTATGCGCCACTAGTACGCTCGCTACCTACGGTCAAGTGGGGCTCAACAGTTTACTACTTCAACAAGCGTACAACGCTTCCTCAGGGCGGATTCGTCACTGATGGCGGTGCACGTCCAGTATCAACATCTAACTACGCACAAGAGAATTTCCAAATTCGCTTGCTACAAAGTGTCGGTGCTGTAACTGGTTACTCACAGGCTGTAACAGCAGACTTGATTGGCGACCTTCGTGCTCGCGAAATCGAGGGTGCTGCTCGTGGTCTTTACTGGGACATTGAGAACTCGCTAATTTGGGGTGCAGAAGCACCTACAATTAACGGTCCTTACCCACAATTCGATGGACTTGACGTAATTTGCTCGTCATTCTCATCAGCAAACACCGGCGGACCTAACACAGGAATCGGCGGCGGAGCAATTGACAACTACGGTGGTGCTTCAACATGGGGCGCTCCAGGATTCAACCCTTGGGTTGATGGTGTTGACCAAAATGCAATCGACTTCGGTGGAAACTCACTAACACTTGGTGGACTTGACCTCCTCATTGACCTTGTTGAAAGCAATGTCGCTGAGCCAGTTGAGAACTCAGAGTGGATGTTCCTCATGTCACCTAACGCAAACAGTCGTCTTGCCCAGTTGCTTGTTAACCAACAACGCTTCATGGACCAAGTTGAAATTGCTGCTGGTTTGATTGTACCTACATACCGTGGTGTGCCAATTGTCAAGACTTCATTCTTGTCACCACGCACAAACGTAATGTCAACCGTATCTGGCGCTGCAACTGGAACAGGCACACTTTCAGGAGACTTCACATACGCAGTCGCACCTGTTATTGCCCGTTACGGTGAAATTCAGGCTGCTAAGACTGCTAAGTTGTCACCTTCGACAACTGCTTGCACCCTTACGTTCTCGACACCTGTCGGTCCAGAAGGCGCACAGCCAACGCACTACAAGGTATACCGCGCTGCAGGTTCAACACCTGGAAACACAGACTTCAACCTACTCGGTATTGTAGACGCAAACTTCCTTGACAACACTGGTGCTGCTTACGCAACTACCAAGATTGTTGACAACGGAACTACACTTGTTGCTTACAATGGTTCAAATGCACAAGGTTCGCCAACCGCTACTTACTCGTACGGAAACGCAAACCTACACCCGCTAACTTCTGCTGGTGAGCAAAGCATCTTCCTAATGTCTCGTGACCCTAACTACATCGTACGTCCACACGTACGTGAAATGCAAGCGGTTAACGTTTACCCAACTACTGCATCGCCTGACAGCCTGCCATTCGCATTCGTTGCGGACACCACGCTTGCTGTTCGTGCGCCTAAGTACATTGGTCGTCTTGCCAACGTTGCAAGTGCTTTGGACAGTAAGGCTGGTAATGGTTCAACACCTACCTCGTCTTTCTCTCCTAACTTCATCGTTGACTAATTAGGAAAACTGATTTCAGCGTGGCGGGTGGGTTCCCTCGTTCCTCCCCCACCCGCCGCGCTGGATTTCTCATTGAAAGGATTTACCATGGTATTACTAGCAGCAAATGAACCAGGCGGCACAGAAGGTTTCTCTTGGGAGAAGACCGGTGACGCTGGAGCCATTGAGGTTCCGCCACGCGTGGCTCACGCACTTCTTTCAATCCCTGGTGAACTTTACTACGTTGTACAAAAAGAAATAAAGAAGATTGAAAAAGAAGTAGAAGCAGAAATTTCTAAAGTTGAAAAGGTTGTTAAAAAGACCACCCTTAAGGAACAAAAGGAAGCATCAGTTTCCGAAGATGTATCCGAAGCAATTGATGTTGCTTCACCAACTAAGCGCCGTTCGACAAAGGAATAGTTAACATGGCGAATAACGGGTCACAATATAGCGACCCCGTTTCACTTGCCAGTGTTGCCGACCTTCAACGTCGTTACCCTGAGTTAGTAGTAGACCTTGAACCAACTACCCTTTCGGATATTTTGGTTGAAGCAACTGCTCACTTAGAGGACCGAACAGGTCGTCGTCTGGCTCCGTTTACGGGCCACATTTTTCAAGAGCGTTTGTTCGGTATCGACCCCGCGGAATACGGGAATAACGCAGATATGCCTATGGACATTTATGGTTCATTGGGCATGTCACAGGCCATTGCGCTAGGAGCCTCAACGCTCGTGCGCCACTTTTGGCTTGACCAATTCGCTCCGGTTTATCCGGAACTATGGACTTACAACATTCAGTCCATGACCCTTTACCGTACCTACGGTGATTTTCAACCAATTGACTTTGCTCATGGTGGCGTTCGCGGTCCGGACGTTACTGACGGTCACGTTTGGATTCGTCTAGGTACATTTGCACCTGAAGGCTCACGCATTCAGGTTGTTTACGACGGTGGATATACCAATGGTATTCCCGCCTCGCTTCGTCGCGCCTGTTTGTTCCAAGCGGCAAAGTTTATCATTCTTGAGTTTGAACCTCAGACTCGTCGTGAAATGAACCTTGACCAAATTGACCAGCAGATTGACAGCATCATTGCACCTTGGGTACGAGGCTAATGGGAATTCCCAGAGCAAGCGTAACAAGAGTTAAAGAAGAAGCGGACGGCCTTGAATTTAGGTTACGCGCTATTTCAACACGTCTTGCTAATCCACAACCTGCCCTTCTTGAAATAACAGAAGAGTTCAGTCTCATGGAAGCAACGCGTTTTGCAAGCGGTGGTGCCGCGCCAGAGTTTGGTATTTCCAGTAAGTGGAAAAAACTAAGTCCCGGCAACGGTGATGGTACGAACAGTACTGTTGCCAATCGTGCAAGAGCGGGTGGAAACCCTAAGAATCAACCACTTGTTAATTTTGGCTATTTAGCAAATGCTGCTATTGACCCCAGAATAGAACCATTTGGCGCTCATTCTCTTAACATGATTATTGACCCGTCTAACCGTGCTCCTATTGAATACTCAAGAATGGGTCACAATTACGGACTTAACCATCAAGACGGTAATGGCGTACCACAACGTAAGTTTGTAACCATTACACCAGAGTTTAGATTAATTGCTAAAGCAATTGTCGAACGATACATCCTTGCCGATGTTAAAACAAAGAAAAAAGCAACTGGAATTACGCCCGCTGATTCTAATCGCATCAAGGCTGCTAAAGAGCATCGAAAGAAATTGCGCCGTCAAGCAACGCTTAGCGATAAAAAGCATGGTTCAATTACAAAAGTTGAACACTTTGGTACAGGAAGTTTGCGTCGTGCCGAAACCATCAATACCTTTGAAACAACAACCAAGGCAGCGCGTAGGAAGAAATAATGGCAAAACGTGACTGGTGGACAGACTGGGATTTATCCTACGCAAGTGATGCTTACGGTGCCATTTACGGTGGCCACTCTGTTCAAGAGGCTTTTTATAATACGCTAGAAAAATGGTTTCCTGCATACATTGCTGAGTTTAATCGTAAACTTGGTAGTCAAGTTTTGCAAGTTCCATTTGAATACCGTCATCGTCCCGACTTGAGAACACTTCCTCGCAATGCGCAGGCGGCAGTTCTTATTAGTGTTCCAGGAACCGTCGGAACGCCTGAGGTGTATCAAGACAGAATTCGTGCCTATTACCACGTAGATGCCCTTGTGTATGTATATGGAACAAAAGACTGGCAAGAAACAGAAGCACTAACACAAGCCTACGCTACGTGTATTCGTGCTTGCATTATCCAGAATCGCGGCCTAGGCGGGTATGTTGAAAATACCATTTGGGATGGCGAGGAATATCTTGAAGGCGAACACAGTAGCGGTCGTACAACCGGCATTGCTCACGTTCGCTTCATTGTAACAGTACCAAACGCTATGAATATTTATGGTGGTGTGCCATCTCCACAGTTTGCTGCAGAAGGCGCAATTACTACACCTTCTGTTGAACCACCTTCTGAAGTATTGGAAGTTGAATCGTTCAACATTGAAATTACAAAGGAACAATTATGAGCAAAAAGAACGTAATAGTTCAAGCGCATCACGTCATCTTTGATGACAAAGGCCAACAGTTGTCACCAGGGTTTGAATACTCTGTAAATGACAGCGACCTTATTGAAAGATACATTTCACAAGGGTTTTTGGGCCTCATTCCAGAAATTCAAGAAATTGAAAAAACGGAAGAAACAAAGAAAAACATCCCTACCAACAAGAACTCTAAGACACAGGAAACTGTTTCTACTAATCCAACAGGAGAACTCTAATGGCTAACCTAGCCCCTGGCGTAAGCGTTAACGTTTCCGCTGCATCACCAAACACACTACCTAACAACCCAACCGGAACTTGGTTCGTCGTCGGAAACGCCGCTGGACCTGCTGGTGTAGTTGTTCCAATTCAATCTATTAACGACTTTACTGCTGTATTTGGTAAAATTGTTAACGGCTCACTTACTGGACGTTACTCATACACAAACGTAGACAGCACGCTTCTTTACGACGCTCTTGATGTTTACTTTAAAGAGGGTGGAATTCAAGCATTTGTAAGCCGCGTTCAACCATCATCTACTGGCGTTACTGCAACTTCTACCACTACTGGTGGAAAGTTTCTTCTAACTGCAAACGGTAAGGGTACTTGGGCAAACTCAAGCAACTCTGCTGCAGACGGTGTTGTTCTTAACATTACTGGTGCCACTGTAAACGGTTCTACTCTTTACAGTGCTTCAATTGTTTACAATGGACAACTTGCTGCAAGCGTTGGTGGACTTGCTACCGACACAGACGTAATTAACTGGGTGAACTCACTTCCTGCCTACCAATCAATGGTTACAGCAAGCGCAATTTCTGGTTCGACAGTTCTTCCAGCCGCAGGTTCTACTGTGAGCGTTTACATGTCTGGTGGAACTGACACAGCAACTGCAGATGCAGATGCTCACGTGGCAATTGAACTTTTTAACACTAACTACGGTGTTGGTCAAGTTTCATTCCCAGGAAACACAAGCGCAACTGTTCAACAGGCTCTTGCTAACCACGCTGCTGCAAACAACCGTGTTGCTCTTGTAGACGCACCAAACACAGCAACTGCTTCAACTATTCTTGACGCTGCAAACACACTTAAGTACGCAGTTACAGACCCATCATACGTTGCTATGTTTGCCCCATGGGTAAATGTTCCTGGTGTTGTTAACACTAATCCAACTGCGGGTTCTGGAATTGTATTTAGTCGTACCGTTGCTCCCACAGCACTTGCTGCTGCAAAAATGGCTCGTACCGACGTTGGCAATGACGCTAATGTTCCTGCTGCTGGTGCAACTCACGGTGCTTCAACATACGTAAGCAACGTAACAGCAACTTACAACCAATCACAACTTGGTGACCTTAACGCTGCTGGTGTAAACATTATTCGTCTTATTCCAACAACAGGAGTAATTGCTGTTTACGGTTTCCGTACTCTTGCAATTGACCCTCGTTGGGCATTCCTTAACAATGCACGTTTCCGTATGCAAATTACTCGCGACCTAGACTCAATTGCAGAAGGATATGTATTCCAAGAGATTGATGGTAAGGGACACATTTTCTCTCAACTTGCCGGTGCTATTGGTGGAACACTTCAACAATACTGGATTCGCGGAAGCCTCTATGGTTTGACAGCAAACGAAGCATTCTCTGTTAACACAGGCCCTCAAGTGAATACACCAGCAACAATCGCTGCTGGACAAATTAACGCTCAGGTTGCGCTTAAAATGTCACCTTTTGGCGAGTTTGTAACAATCAATGTAGTCAAGTACGCAGTAAACGCGTCACTTCCTCAATAATTTAAGCCCTAAGGAGAATTAAAAATGGCAACAACAAATCAAAACACTTACGGATGGTACGGTTCAGAACAGCAGTTTATTGCTTCTCTGAGCATTGTAGACACTCCGGCAAAGACTAGCCTTCTCAAAAAGGGTGCAGCATCACTTGTTTTTGACAAGTTTTCTGGTGGAGACATCTCTGCTCCAGTAAACAAGCACCGTCCAGGTGGAATGGGTCCTGAAATTACGTACCTTTCACTTCCAACCTACTCAGACATTACGCTTACCAAGGCATACAACACCCAGCAAGACCAAGCAATTCTTGCAGACCTTCACATTATGATTGGAAATACTCAGGTTACTGTAAGTATTCAGCCACTCGATGACGCAGGAAACGCTTACGGCACACCACGTCAGTACCAAGGACGCCTTATTGGTGTAAAGGACGGCGGAACAGACTCAATGAGCAACGCCGTTCGTATGTGGGATGTAACTATTGCTGTTGAATCTATTGCTGACGCAACTACGGCTGGAACAGGCTCTGCTGCTGACGCTATCAACAACTCGCTTAACTTTGGTCAAGCAACTCTAGGCACGTTCTAAACACTAGACAAACCTAGTATACTAAAAACATACAACTAACCATTGGAGGAAACATGGTTGATTTTAAAATTGACGAGGAAAATGGGCAGGTTTCTGCAGCAGCAGAAGGGGCGGTTGAAGATGCAACAACTTCATCAACCCCCCTTCTGTCTCTGCGCAACCGCCGAACACAAATTGTAAATGAACTTTACATTGACATTCAAGTTCTACGCTGGGACGAGCCAGAATTGTTTATTCGATTCAAGCCAATCTCTTCAACAAAACTGAATGCAACGATTGAAAAGCGTCGCAAGCAAAAATCAGATGACTGGTCTTACCTTGCCAACGCCGACATGCTTATTGACTCATGCGTAGGTATCTATGCTGTTGTTGATGGCGACCACGACAACAAAATGTCTCTTCGTCTAAATGACTCTAACGGTTCTTGGACAAAGTTTGACCCAGACCTAGCAGCAGCACTTGGAATTGAATCAGTGCGTGCTACTGACACGGTTAACGGTCTATTCCTAACCGAAGGTGACATGATTGACGTGGCTAACAAATTGTTCCGTTGGAGCAACATTGCCAACAATGAGGCCGACGAAACTTTTTAAAAGCCCTAGGGGATGACAATTCCTCAATTGAAACGGGTGCCTATGCAATCATGCTAGGCATGAACCCGTTTGAAGTCCTTGACCGGGGCCATGACGATTACCTAATATCAATTGCTCTGATGCAAAAAGCATTAACTCTGAGCAGTGAACAAAAAATAGAAGAAATAAAAATTCTCGCGCAGTTAACTGGTTTTGAAGTTGCGAAAGTTATTGCAAAAATCTTCTAACCTATAACACCGCCAAAAATCTAACTCGGCGGCAGACAAAGCCGTTACTCCTTCTCGGGGTAACGGCTTTTTCTATTGAAAGAAAACCCTTATGGCTAACGAAAACGGCATAGAACTTATATTTTCCGAGACCGGCGGCCAAGAGGTCGCCAAGGTTACGAATGTAGTTGCTGATGCCGTAGTTCGTGTTGGTGAGTCTTATCAAAAAAGTGCTGGTCCGGCACAAGAATTTGAAGGTCTTATTCAAGGCCTTACAAAGAGCGTAGAAGCCAACACAACTGCAACTCAGGCTAATACCAAGGTACAACAAGAATTTGTAGACATGCTTAAGGCTGTCGCAACAAGTGCCGAACAAGGTAATGCCGCGCTAGAGCAAAGTAGTACGGTTCGCAAAGAAAATACTGTCATCATTCGCGATGAAGTAAAAGAACTTCAAGCCGACAACATTGCTTTACAAGAAAACATTAAACTTCTTGAAGAAGACAATCTTCAACTTGCTAGCAGAGTTCGTGCACTTGAGGCAGCAACCGTAGCACAAAAAACAAATACAGCAGCAGCAAGCGCAGGAAACGTTGCCGCAAAAGATGCTGCTGCTGGTATTAGCAAAGTTTATGACAAACTTGGAACCATTGGACGAATGGGAACTCCAGCGGTTCTTAGAGCCGGTACGTGGAGCGCCCTTGCTCTTGGTGGAATTGCTTACGAATCTGTTAAACAATTTACAAGCCTTAACGCTGAATTAACTCAGTCAATTACTCAGGCTGGTCGCGCTGCAAACAGCATGCCATTCTTGCAACAAACCGCCTTAGACATTGCAAAGAAAACAGGTGTTAGTTTTAGCGACGTAGGTAACATGATTTATCGTGTTGCTTCTGCAACCGCGGGTTGGAACAATGGACTTGGTTCCACTAACCAACAGTTGGCACAAATGACACGACAGGTAGCAAACCTAAACATCCTTGGTGGCGTTGCCGGTGGTGCTCCTGCAGAACAAGCAGCCCGTGTTTTGGGTGCTGTTGCTAACGCCAATCTTTCTGACGTTGGGAGTGACCCAACCAAGGCAGCAGCGCTTATTAATGCTGGTACTGGTGCTGGTGACATTAAACAATCAGAACTTATTTCGGCCCTTGGTCGCGGACTTCTTGCAAGTGCCGCCGCTCACGGCGTATCTGGTGCAAGTGCTATTTCATTTGTTGACCTTCTTACCACTCTCGGTACACCAGGTTCAACTGCTGGTCAGTACGCAAAAACTGCTTTGACTCTTATGACCGCACCAAGTTCACAGGGTGCCAAAGCAATGGCCATGGTTGGTATTGCTCCAGGACAAATAAACACCCTGCTTAGCGGCCCAGGTGGAATTGTTGCTGCTGCTGGGTACCTTAAGCAAGCGCTTGAAAGATTTAACCCAACAACATTTAACAGCAAGTACAAGGGAGCAACTGGTTACGCCGGTGCCAGTGCTCTTTTGGAAAACTGGGGTGTAGGAAATATTCCTGCAAAAGTAATTGCTGCGTGGGCCAATGGCGGACTTGAAAAAATGACCGCCGCACAACTTGGAACCGAGAACGCCGGTGCAAATGGTTCAGCGGTAAGTGGAGCAGAATGGCTCAACACTCTTCAACAATTAATTATTACAAAAGCATATGGTGGTTCAAGAAGTTCAGCAACCATTAACGCATTGCTTAATCAATTCCCCTCACTTCAGGGTATTTATAGTTACGTTCAAGAACACTCTACAGCAAGTGTTTATGACGCTGCTGTAAAACGAGCAGAGTCAACTCCACAGGCTCAATTTAAACAAATGAAGCAAAGTATTCTTGCTGACTTTGTAAGTATTGGTCAAACATTAACGCCTTGGGCACTTCACCTAGGTAATGCTTTTAAAGACTTCTTTGGTGCGCTTACAAAATACAAGCCAGTTCTTCTTGGCGTTGTTGGTGCTCTAGGTTCATTTATAGCCTTGGCTATGTTTGCAAAAACCGCGCAATTATTACAAGGAGGAGCGCGACTTCTTGGTGGCGGTTACAATATGACCGGTGGTTTTTGGTCAAGACGTGCCATGGCCGCAGAAGAAGCGGGTAACACTAGAAGAGGTGCTTTTTACACAGGACTTGGTTCTGGTGGAACAAAAGTACGCGCTATTGCCACTGCTTACGAAAATGAAAGTCTTGGCCTTCTTGGCGAAATTGCAACAAACACTGCAAGAACCGCCGAAGAAGGTTTAATGGGCGGCGGTCCTATGGGTCGTGGTGTTAAAGCCGCAGAAGGCGAAGCAGTTGCTGCTGCTGAATCAGGAACAATGTACGGTCCTCGCCTTTCCGAAGTTGGTATGCACGGACCATTCTTAAGTGAAACAAGAAATTTAAGCAAAATGGAAGAATACGCCATGATGAATCCTGGCAAACGTATTCCTCGTGTTCTTAAGAAAGAACTTCAAGCAGCAGACCGTGCGGCAGCCGCAAAGGGTGCTGCATTTGCAGAGCGCTCAGCCGCAGCAAGTAGCGCACGAACCCTAGCCGCTGGTGAAAGCATGATTTACGCACCTGGTCTTAAAACCGGTGTTATAGGAGAGGCAACTCAAGTAGCAGAAAAGGGCGCAGTCGTTGGTCTTGAAAAAGCAGCACCAAGCATTATTGGTAAAGTTGCTGGAAGCGCTCTTGGATTCTTGGGTGGTCCTTTTGGAATGATGGCAATTTCAATGCTTCTTCCTATGGCTATGCCGTTTATTGGAAAAGCCATTGGTGGCATTGGTCATTTTTTGGGTGGAATTTTTGGTAGCAATCCAAGTCAACCTGGTGTTGTTACAACTGGTGGAACATCTCAAACTACCGTTGTAGCAAGTCAAACTTCTCTTCAAGGAGAGATGATTGCTGGTAAACAACAAATGGCTGCTTACGAAAAAGAATTTGCTGCTGGCAATTACAAAAATCTTTCAAAATATG